GTAATGACTACCTGTAGCCATCCCTCCGGTTTTGACTTGGGCAACGAACTCTCGTAATTTTTTAGAACTCATCTTCTTATCGATTCTTTCCAAACTTGTTTCTTATTAGCACCAACGAATGTTTCCACAGGAAGCATCATCGCGGTGTGCCAGTCACTAGGAGGAATTTCGATGAACTGTGATTCAACGTGTTCCTTTAGATAATGTTTAATACATGGTTCTGCAAATCTGAACTTAGATGCACCAGCAATAAGTTCCCATGAATATCTTATCCTTGTATTCTCATCAAAGTTCTTATTCGTAGAAAATGTCATTAGTTTGTCTAACAACTGAACTCTATGATAGTACGGCAAGTAGTGCATGTTCAATCCCATGATACCATCTTGAGGAGTGAACTTATATGGGAAAACAAGAGGAAATCTATCGTAGTAAGGAAGGTCATCTTTATACTTTGGGTCGTAGTAGAACATATACAGTCTACCAGGAATAATCTTACTTACAAGTTTACCTTCTCTAAATAATCTATTCTTATTGATGACAGTGCTTTGAAGACTTGCGGCTTGCTTTAAGAACCAGCCTTGTGACTTCTTCACAATAGATGGATCTTGTTTATACTTGTCAAAAACGGTTTTTAAACTTTCAGCCATTATTTTAAACCAAGGTCGTATTCGGTTAGTACTTTAAACTCCCATCCTCGTGAAATCGCAAATCTTTCGGCGGCATGCCACTTTGCTTGATTCACTAGAAATGTAGCGGTCTCTTGTAATAGTCTTTTTGTTTTTCTTGTTCCAACCGGAGGAACAGTCTGAGATGATGGTTTAATCTCAATCAGATATGTTTTTCCAGTTGATAATACAATCTTAAAATCTACAAAATATCTATGAGGTTTATTATCAATCGGAGATATGTATGGTATTATAGTCTCTTCCGATGAAAACTTAACTACATGAGTATTTGAATCGCACCAATTCAAGAACTTTAACTCCCACGATGAGCGATAGATGATGTTACTTATATCACCCATATACTTATGTGGATTCTTTACGACGTATTTTCCTTGATAGTATTTCATAATTCTTTTCCATTATAGATTATTTATCAGTTTTACCAAAGTACCATAAATAATAAAGGTACCCTAAGGACACTATCATGGCGTTGTTAAGCAATCTAACAAATAACTCTCTTATATCAGATCTGAGGAAAGTCTCTTCTTCTCCAATAGATTCATTATCTAATTTAACGCCGGGTTCATCTAATTCAACTGGTGTGGGAAGAGGTCAATATGAATTTGATAAGTATGATATCGAATCGCTTACATATCCTAGTGATTTACTTGGCAATGATAAAACACTGAATTCATTAAACTATGTCATTTTTTATATAAATGTTGCAACTGATTCTAGAGTTTTATCTACACAAAAAGAACAAGTCGTTGAAGGTGTTACTAGAAATAGACGAGGAGCTTTTGTTGGTCAAGAGTTTTCCGTAGGTGAAATACAAGCAGGTGCTGCAATTCAAGGTGCTGCTGTTGGTGGTATCGTTGATGTATTTCTTGATAATAAGTCACCAGTAAAAGCAACTTTACTTGCTGGTGTTGGTGCATTAGGTACTGAACTTGTTGCTCCATCTAGCGGAGATGCACCACCTGGAGAAAAGACATCTGCAACATTTACAAACCCACAAAAACGTCTTAAAAAAGCAATTGCTCTTTATACACCAAATAGACTTGAAGTGGGATATGGTGTATCATATGAGGAAGCATCAACATTTGGTCTTGAACTTGGTGCTAGAGCAGCAAAAGAAATAGCAGATGCAATTGAGAATAGATCAATTCAATCACTAAAAGGTGCCGCAAAAGATGCTGCAACTGCACTTGTACTTGGTAAAACAAATGCAGGTTTAGGTATTGGTTCTGGACGAGCAGTCAATCCAAAGAAAGAACAAGTCTTTCAAGGTGTAAACTTTAGAACGTTTACATTTAATTATACATTTGCACCTAGAAGTCTAGCTGAAGCAGAAATAGTAAAGAAGATTATTTACGAATTTAAGTATCACATGCACCCTGAGTTCTTAAATCCTAGTGCATTTACATATGTATATCCATCAGAATTTGATATCGTATATTACAATGGACCTAATGAAAATCAATATATTCATAAACACACATCTTGTGTTCTAGAAAATATGGTAGTTGATTATACACCAAATACATCATTTACAACATTTGATAATGGTATGCCTACACAGATAAATGTTACTTTGACATTTAAAGAACTTCTTGCTGCTACAAAAGAAACTATCGAGAAGGGATTATAATTATGTACTTTTCACAGTTTCCAAAGATATATTATGACTTACCTATTACTTCTGTTGACGACACAACTTTAAAAGTTCTAACAGATATTACTATCAACGTAAGAATCAGAAAACAGATTTTTGAAAATATCACACTTTATGATGAATATGATATGAAAGAAGGAGAGACACCTGAAATCATAGCAGAACAGTATTATGGCAATCCAGAACTACACTGGACTATTATGCTAATGAATGAACGTTATGATTATCACAATGACTTTCCACTATCAATGCAAGAACTATATGAAAATGCAATTGCAAAGTATGGTGAAGACAATCTAGACCAGATTCACCATTATGAAAAAGATGGTCTAATTGTACAAGGACAGGGATTACTTACTGTAAGTTCTACATTCTATGAGCAGATTATTCCAAAGAGTGACGTCATACAGAATCAATATGTATTTGCTCAAGTCATTGATAAGGTTATCACTGCAAGTGGACCAAAAGCAGTAATACTTTTAGAAAAAGGTAAGTTTGTTGCCGGACAAGACATTACACTATATGGCATTAGAGTTAATGAAGACACACGTGTTTCTGGTTATGGCGCTGTTGCTGCATATACACTTACTAATAATGCATTCCAACTTTCAACTGGTTATACCGCAATAACCAATATAGAATATGAAGAAATTGAAAATGAAAAGAAACGTAGAATAAAATTAATTGCTCCTGTATTGATTGAACAGATTGTAAAAGAACTAAAAGATTTGATTGGCTAATATGGCAGATAGACTATTACGTTTTGCTGGTGATGTTACTGTAAATGAAATCACGGTACGATCATTAAATGGTCTTGCCATTGATATTACAGACCAAGTAGAAATCATCAACATATATGAAGATATCTTCTCTCCATTCATCTGTGTATCAATCACGGTAATTGAAGCGGTTGATTATCTTAATATATTTCCATACTGTGGAGAAGAATTCGTCACAATAGATATAACCACTCCAACTTTGAAAGTTCCTATAAAGGGAAGATTTTATATAACAAAGATTGATAGTTATACAAGAGTAAAAGAACGTGAATCTGGATATGTTCTGCGGTGTGTAAGTGAAGAATGGTTTACCGATGCTAATAAAAGAATAAATCGTGCTTTAAGAGGTAATATCTCAGAGATTGCTGCGTTTTTATTTTCAAAAGAAGGCTTGGCTACTAAGAAAAATGTAAACATTGAAAGAACACTTAATTCTACAAAGTTTATTCCAAACTATTGGGCACCATCAAAGTGTCTAAATTATGCTACCACTGGAGCAGTTAATAAAGATAACTCACCATCATATATCTTTTTTGAAAATAGAAATGGATTTAATTTTATGTCATTAGATACTTTAATTAAATCAAAGCCAAGTTTTGATTTTATAAAAGATAATTATAGCAGAAGTTTAACTAAAAGTTCAAGCATTGCTAATTTTAATGAAGACTACAAAAGAATTATAAGTTTTGATGTGCCAATTATATCTGATTATATAGACAATATTGCCAATGCACAACTTAAGTCAAGAATGATAACACATGACTTAACTACAAAACGTTATACTGCTATAGACTATTCTGTAAAAACCGATAAAACACCACCAGCACTCTTAAATAATCATCCAATATATTCAAAGAGAGCTTTGGTGTCAAGTGCATCAAATATATTTCATTTACCAAAGTATACTTCTAATTTTACTAATTATGCTGATGTAACTAATTCAAAAACAATACAACGTAGAATGTCCACTCTTCAGTTGTTGAAGAAGTATACAATGGTTATGGAAGTATTAGGTAGAACAGATTATACAGTTGGTATGGTTGTTGATGTCAATATACCTAAAGCAACTCAAATAACAAAAGAGGAAGAAGCTAAGGATATGATTTTATCGGGTAAATACTTGGTCTCTGCAATTAACCATAAAATTGACCGTAAGAATCACACGTGTACTATGGAATTAATTAAGAACTCACTTCTTGTAGACTTGGATAAAAAATAATGGATTTGTGGACTGGCGTTGTTGAAAATAGAAACGATCCTCTTAGACTTGGTAGATGCCAAGTCCGAGTAGTAGGATTACACACTCATGATAAGACTATACTTCCGACTGAGGAGTTGCCTTGGGCTTATCCGATGCAACCTATTACCTCGGCGGCGATGAATGGTATTGGTAC